ACAGACTCAGCAACACCGTCAGGTAGAACAGTAGGATTTACAGATAAAGGAAACTTATTGTTACCAAATAGTACATCTACTATCTGTCCATATGCTGCTAGTGTTTTTGTTTTAGTAACCTTTACAAAGATACGAGACTTCTCTGCGTCAGTAAATTGTACATCACTACCATACAAACCTCTGTAGTTTCTATATGCTTTAAGCCATCTCTGCTCATCAGCGTACCTAGAGTCTTCAGACCTTTTGTATCGGTCTTTTATAAAGCCAATTACACTGTCCTTCTCTTTAAAGATTTTATCATCAGCTTTCTCTGCTGCAACGACATCATCCGTTTCAAACATTTCTTCAGCCATTATATTCTTCCTTGTTAAAACAATCTAGTTGTATGTCGTAGTATGAGTTGTTTTGAAACTTGTTCCAACTAGAGGTGTCAGCCATATTTAGACACTCTTCTTGTGTGTACATTTCTTGTGATACATACTGATTACCTGTATATACCCAGTCAGTTCCATTGTTTCCCCATATACTTATTACTAATACAAAAGCTTTCATTTAATACCCAAACGTTGAATCACTGGCTTGAAAACCAGATCGTTGTTTTGCAGGATTGTAATCCCATATGCTGCTACGTGGTCTTGTCATTATACCATACCTTAACGCATCATACAAGTGATCTTCTGATTTTGTGTCTACATCTTCTGGATTCTTTTTGTCCAGTGGGATGCTTGGTATCTGAGCTATTGTGTTAGTGCAGTTATTCATAAATACTAACATAGGTTTTTCTATAAAGTCATCTACCTTCAAACGCCTATGTATCTCGTTTTTTCCTGCGATACGTGACCCTCTTGAACGGTCTGAAGGACGCCAACGGCAACCCTTCATGTTCATCTGTTCAGCTAATGATGGCCCAGTATCGCCTCGGTTGTGCCATAAAGAACTATCAAGCACACCGTATCTCATACCTCCGTCTTTAGATTCTGCATCTATTATCATATCAGCTAAGTCTGTAGCTGTTACTTTAGATACATACATTTCCCTATATACTATAAGCTGCTCATCAGGAGCAACAGTGAACCACAGAACCCCAGTATAAGAACCATAACCATAGTCGCAAGCCCTAAAGCGTACCCAACTGTCAGGGATTTCAAAGTGTTCGATAACGTGGGCAGTTCTGTCAAATTCGGGAAATGCTGCCCCTTCGTTGATATCCCAGTTTCCTTCAAGGAGTTGCTTTCTCTGATGCTCTGGTAGTGATAGGAGCATGGCCTCATAGTCACCCTCTTCAGCGAGGTATGGGTTATCGAAGAGAGACGCAGGTATAAACCTACGCTTGAATAAAGGCTGACCTTCCTTGCTGTGTCCTTTAGGGAATGTAATTGTTTTACTTGTTTCAATGTCTGTAGCCCAAAAGTCTTTACCTGCAGGTGCAGGATCTATAAACATCTTCTTAACCCAAGAATGTCCAGCACCACCTGGGTTTGTTGTAGCTCTCATGTACAGACCTAGTTCTCTGCCGTGTGCGCTACGAAGACGTGATCTCATATAATCCCAAGCGTAAGATGTAGGCCATTGAGTAAGTTCGTCAAACCCAATCCAGTTAAATGCCTGTCCTTGATACCTAGTAACGTCTGTATCTTTGTCCAGATAAGACATCCATAGTCTTCCACCTCTAGGAGAGATCCACTGTGACTTACGCTCTGACCATTTGATTCCTGGTATGGCACGTGGGTATAACTCCTGTGATTTCTGTATTAGTTCCCTTAGTTCTTCTGTTGTGTGTCGTACAAGGAGTCCAGAGAAGTGTGGATCGTTTAGGCCGTGTAATGGATCTGCCAGCATAGCATAAGACTTACCGCCACCTGCTGCCCCTCCATACAACACCTCTCTCTCAGATGAACTCAAGAAAGATGTTTGTGGACCTTCATTAGGTTTGAATACAACTTGCTGTGCTTCATCTACGTCATACTCAGGTGCTACTACCTGCGCTGGAGTCAGGGGGGTTGTGACTTCCGCTGGCTTCTGAATATGCTCCGACTCCTTGTGTTTCGAGCTTCTCGATTTGCGAGAGCGTTTCTTGGAGCCACTTGGCAAGCTTACGTTTAATTGCAGATGCTTTTCTACGTCTTTGCTCAACTTCTATTCTCTTCTTTAGACCCATGTGTGATATGTAACGGTCTGTTTCTTTGCTCAACCACTGAGCTACTGCTCTGTAACTATACTGCTTTAGGTGTTGCTTTGCAAGCTCTAATGCATCTAACTCCTGTTCTACTGGAACAAGTAGCCTATCATTATCTGGATCTACTTCATAGCCAAACGGAACCTTTACAGTAGTCCTAGCTATTACGTGCCATTCTTTGTTGTGTCCTTTGGGTGGCAGAGGTAACTGCCAGAAGCCCAATTCTCTTTGTGGTATTATTCGTTTGTACCTTCTTTAGGTGGTAAATAAAAAATGCCACCTCCACTGGTGACATCTACTTTGTCTACTTTACCAAGACCTGCTCTATCAAGCACGTCCTTGGCAGCAATCATTTTTTCTTTGATACCCAACTGAGTGGGGTCTTGCAAAGCGCCCATAAGCGCGAAAGCAGCTTTCGGGGCAGTCCTAGCAAAGTAAGTCCTAGTTTTTTCAGCGATTTCATCTTTAAGTGCCTCCACTATAGAAGTTGTACTGGAGTTGTCGCCATACCCAGCTAACTTCTTAGCAGCTACAACGTCACCTCCAGCATCATCAAATAATACATCCAAGAACCTTTGTTGTCTTTCAGTTAATGTCCTTGCCATAAATTACGTTCCTTATTTGTGATCTGCCTATGCCTAGATCATTTAGTTGTTTGTCATCCAACATGTGTAGTATTCTAAAGTCTGCACGTTTTTGTTGTCTGATTACGTGGTTATCCCACATTCTTTTTAGTAATTGTTTCATGTACTTTCTCCTTGTTTGTACAAGGGTAGTTATACACAAATGTTAAAGTTGTAGTAGTGCTAAGTTGGAATAGCCGCTATGCTATTTCTTCATCTTTTTCATTGGACGTTCAGCAGGGTTAGATGCTCCACACATCATTGCACCTTTAGCGTAGCCCATCTTCTTAGCCATACCGCCATTCATCATGCCCATCTTTTTATTAGCCATGCCACCATACATGTAGCCCATCTTCTTAGCTACGGCTGGTGCTTCTTTCTTTAGTGCTTTCATACCGTCATTCATTTTCTTCATGTTCGTTTTCTCCCTGATGCTGTTACTGACCATTTAACTTTCTTTGGCCCTGTTTTCTTTGATGCTTCTGCTTTACTTATTCTACCTGCTACCTTTGCTGGTCTACAAGCTGGGTATGGTCTACTGCTGTCCTTAACACTTTTTCTTCCACACTCCTTGCCTGTCTTTACGTCACGCCAGTCTTCCTTGAACCATTGAGTTAGTCCACCTTCACCAAAGGATCTACGACTTTGTAGTACGTGTCTTGACTTGTGCAACTGATCCTCCCTTACTGTAAGTACCCCCACGCTTTTTGTAGGTCTTAACTAACCAAGCACTTCCATATGCGCTGGGCCACTTAAACTTCTTCTTAGCTTCTGACTTTACTCTAGAATACAACGCTGCGTTCTTAGGTTTATTAGCCATTACTTCTTAGCTTTCTTCTTTGCTGTTGCACTCAGGTCTTTGAAGTGAACAACTTGTTTGCTATTCTTACCATGTGTTGCACCAGAATGCAACTGTCCATTTGGCATCTTGTGTGTACCACCTTTATGTTCAGTGCCATCTTTGAAGTAATGCTTTTGAGCTTTTGCCATTATGTCCTCTTAGATTTTGTACCAGCACACTTCCACTTCTTACGAGATAGACGTAGTGGGCTGTTTGGATTAGCTGCTGCCTTTGGATGTTTCTTCATCTGTCCTGCGCTTCTTGCACAATACGAATCACCTTTACCTGTACCTGGACGTATACGTTTGCCACCGTCCTTGGCTTTACCTGCCTGACCGTAGCTTACCTTTACCTTACGCCCTGTCTTAGGGTTAGTCGTTGTCTTGGCAAACATCTTGCCTTTACGTGGAGTAGCCATGTCTATCCTCTATAGTGGGTTACTTACCATTTCATCATAAGCTTTCCAGATGTCATCTATCTCCGTTTGAATAACATCTAGCTTGTCACCTATGCCATCTGTAATAGTAGTAGCTTTATCTACTTGGGAGCGTAAGTCAAGTAAAACTTTCTGTTGCTCTAGTATCTGCTGCATGTTTGTAGCTAGTTGTGCAAGCTTAGAGTTTAATCCTCTGACATCATTATCTACTATAGCTTGCTCTACTGTTTGTATTCTACTTGTTGCTGTAGATTCTATTTTGTTTAGATTCTGAGTTAACTGTTGTATTTTTGCAACACTATCATCACTTAGGTTTGTTTCNACTTCTTGTAGTTCTTTTCTTATTGCTTGACTTGCTGTTGTTAANTGATTTGCTGCAAATGTTTTATTAGCTGTTCGTTCTCTTGCTGTGTCGTTATTTAACTTAGTTAAGCTTTTTTGTAGTTCTGCAATTTGCTTTGCGTTTGCGCTGGTATTACCTAGTGCTTCACCAACGCCACCCTCTACACCGTAGAACCTGTTGAGAGTATCATAACCAAAGTATACACCACCAGAAACTGTAGAGAGAACTGGCAGAGCCACCGCAACCATCCAGCCTTTGACATTAAAGCCTCCTATGCTAAACTCCATTGCCATTAGTTAGGCATGGTTCCATACTGCTCTACGTATTCACCAGCAGTAAATAACTCGGAGGCAGACACCGTATCTTCTGATAGGTAGCCTTGCCATCCAGAGCCAAAGCCATCATCATCCCAGTTAATTACAAATTCATCTATATTCTGTGTGTATGTAATGGCTGTATAGTTACCAACTACAAAGGTGTTTACCTGTGCATAGCTGTCTATGCTTGCTGTTAGTTCTGCGTTGTTAGCTGCAGCCATGAAAGCACCAGCTTGTTGTGCGTAGTTCTCTACCTGTGCTACAGCTTGGTTGTACGCATCTACTTCTGCTTGGTCTATGCTGTACTCATCTGTACCCATCATGCCTTGCAATGCAGTCTGCTCTGGTGATGTATCTGCTGAAGCTGCAGTTGTCATTATACCAGTAGCTGTTAGTATCTCTCCAGCAGCATCTGCTAGTAAATCTATTGCCGCATCCAAGTCATTCATTGCACCTTGGTATTCTTGTGTGAACAACTGCTGTGCTGTAGTAGCTGTCTCGTAGTCGTGTCCTATTACAAGTGCGTGTGCTGCTAGGTAATCGTCTAACTCTGCTTGGGTAATAATACCATCATCAAATGCGTCATCTTCTATAGTGCCGCCTAGTGCTGCATAGCCCACAGCACCTACTGTCATTGTACCTGCGTCTGTTACCCTATTCTTTATTGCACCCAGTGAAGCAATTAGTGCATCAATCTTTTCCTGTCCTGTCAGTGTTAAATCAATGGTTAAGACTGTTGACTGTGGGGGTGGACTTACTACTGGACTTGTTGCGTTTGCTGCTCCTGAACCTATCACTAACGGAAAGCTTAGGAGTATTATCTTCCATAACGATCTCTTCATCTTCGTATTCCTCTCCAACTCGTAATAGAGCATCCCAAAACTCTTTATCATCTGCATACCCTACTACAAACATGGTAGGGTTTTTTCTATATCTATCTATAGCGTTTTTGCCCATCAATAACTTGCCAGTACGTGCATCATTTATTGGACATGGAGTATTTGCTAACATCATACTCCTAAACACTGTAGGGTCTTGACACATCACTGATATGGCAGACACCTGTAATCCCAACCCACCCAACTGTTGAGGTATCCCTAGTAATCTAGCATTCTTCCTGCGATTACAATTAGGGTCTTGCTGCATCTCACCTTGACTTAGGCCAATTATATTTAACTGAAGCCCTCTAGTCTTCGGGATTAGACAAGAATCGTTACCTCCCCCACCCATTACTGTTGGAGCTATGGATGACATTACCGGGCTACTCCCCGGAGATGAACCTGCTCCATTATAGTTTGTAGTTTGACTAGCGTTGTTAGAATCTACAGTAGAATCTTCGTAGTTGTTAGAGAAGTCACCCTCTATATCGTTGCCGTTGTCTGTCGTAGTAGTGTTATTGTTAGTTATACCGTCATCAAGGGGTACTTGTTCCTGTGCATACACCAGATCGTAACTCAGTAATAGCAGTATCGCTACACATAAGCTCCGTAGCAGCATCCGTATGTCCAATAAGTGCGAGTGTTCTTGCATTCTGGTTTCTCTGACATGCAGCATCCCCCACTCGACACGATGCAGTATAGTTTATTGTTTGACAAGCTGTTAATATTCCTAATATACATAGTTGTATGGATACGGATCTAATTGTCAACACTTTATTTATCCAACACTAACAAAGTTAGCCTACCCCAGGTCTTTTTCTACCCGGGTCTAACACTTCATGTCTCTTTAGGTGACCCTCTAAGTACATAGCTCTCTCTACATGGTCTAGAGTAAAGCTTTTTCCTAGCTTAGACCGTAGTGCTTCACGCACATAGAAGACATCTGACTTAGGAATGTGTACACTCCTTAGTCTTTTACTGTCACCGTCTGCTATAGCATCGTAAAACTCTTCTATTACGTCTTCAGAAGAGTACATACTGACTTTATTCTTATACATATTGTTACCTAAAAGGCGGTATGTACCATAAACTACGTGTTGAGGAGGAGGATGTGAGGAAGAAAGACACCCAGAATATGATACATACCTAGTATAACACAAGTTATTGGTTATAATTATGAATGTGTTACTATATTTAGTATACAGGAGGTTAGTATAACTGTCAAGTTAAACTTTCCTATGTCCAAACTCTTTTATATAGTTAAACTATTTATTTATATTTACTATTTATTAAGTTAAAACATTAAAGTTTAACTACCTGCTCCTGCTCCGCAGTTATACCCGGAAATAAGGCTGTGTCAAGAGGATATTTGTACATGTGCGACAATTTGTCATCATTCTAAAATTCACTTCTGTGTGTTTATGTATATATACGTACTGGGTAACGGGGGGTGGCCCTCGCAGGGTGTCCATTTTGGAAGTGACTTTGCTATATTTGCAAGGTATTTAACTACTAAGCTACTGTTTTTACTACATAAAGTAACTGATATATCGTCAATAGACTACAAAAAAGTGTTGTAATTCTGCAACATCTCAACAAGTGTGTCCTTTTTGCAACAGGGATGCATAAATACCACACCCCTATAGTGTTGCACAAATGTCACACCCCTCTCACGCGCACACACATACACGCGCACACCTGGGCGCATACGCCTGGACGCACACACACGCGCGAGCAGATATACAATAACAAAAAACTTTTTAGTAGAACGAATCAGGAACGAATCACCCACAACAGAACAAAACAGGAAACACTAAAAAAGGTTTCGTTTAAAAACAACAACTTACAAGTTTATCAAATTTTATGCTTGCAATGCGTTTTGCGGTATGCCCTTAATAGAACATCGAAAACGAAAAGAAACAAAACGCAAGCGATGTATATCCTTCAAAATGTTTCAGTCTCTTTTTGACAGCAACGGTGGAATGCCCTTGTAAATACTAACTAACTACTTTGACTACTAACAAACATACGAAATACTAAACGTTATTTGACAATGGCAATAAGCCCCTCTGATGTTTTACAAGTTGATGCATTGGATTATAGACAAAAACAACTTCTTATTTGGTTACGACCTTGACAAAGTTTAGGACTAGATTTGCACCAATACTCGACTGAAAGTATATATGCGATAATTGCTTTCAGGTGGCTTCAGCTAATGGCTAGGGGTCTTCACGTTGGAAAGGGTGGCGCATGGCAAATGAGACCTAACGAAAGTGAAGGTGCAAAGTGCGACAATAAATATTTACTTGACAGGTAGGCAATTAACGTTGCCTACTCTCTGGTGAATACAACTTAGAGAGAGGGAACTATGACATATAAACTATTGGGCGTTGGAACAAATGCCAAAACAATCAAGGGTGATGGTAGCGAATATCTAACCGCTATACTTTACATGACACCATACAAAGTGATGGTGGATGGCAAGCTATTCAATAGCTGCAGCATGGCGGCAATCGCTAGCTGTATTGATGCATGCTTGTACACTGCAGGACGTGGCAAGTTTAGCAATGTGCAATCAGCTAGGCAACGCAAGGCTCAATGGTTTTACAAGGATAGACAAGGCTTTATGGAACAACTGATTGAAGACATTGATAGGTTTCAAATCTATTGCATGAAACGTGACATTCAACCTTGTGTGAGACTGAATGGCACTACTGATATTCGTTGGGAGTTGATCAAAGTTGACGGTAAAAACGTATTCGAGTTGTTCCCTAACGTACAGTTCTATGACTACACAAAGATAGCTAATCGTAAGTGTAAGGACATACCCAACTATCACTTGACATGGAGTTACTCCAACGCAAATGCAGACTATGCCAAGCTATTAGACAAAGCATTGGAGCAAGGTATGAATGCGGCAGTCGTATTCAGATCTAACTTTATCCAAGTCAAACCTAAAGCTTGGCATAATTGGAAGGGATACCCTGTCATTGATGGTGATCAAGACGATCTAAGATTTCTTGACCCAAGGGGTGGACACATTGTTGCACTCTATGCTAAGGGTGAAGCTAAGAAGGATCAAACAGGATTT